AATTCGGGCTGGCGCAAATCTCGGTCGATTTCCTGCTGGGCACCGCTGGCACCCTCGTTCAAAGCAAGGTCCGCGAGGTGTTGCGGGCAATCGAAGACAACCTCCTCGGCGAAAGCATGTCGGACGTGCATGCCCTCGTCAGCCGGGAATTCTTCGACAAGCTGATCGCCCACCCGAAGACGGAAGAGGCGTACAAGTTTTACGCCGCCACCGGCGCGCAGCCCTTGCGTCAGGATGTGCGCCGCAACTTCCCCTTCGCGGGCATCGTGTTCGAGGAATATGCGGGCACCGTCACCCTCTCCACCAAGGCGACCGAACGGCTGGTTCCGGCCAACGAAGGCATCGCCTTCCCCTTGGGCACGATGGACACCTTCACCACCTATGGCGGCCCCGCCAACCTTCTCGAGGCGGCCAACACCCTCGGCCTGCCACTCTACGCCCGCCAGCACCTCGACGAAAAAGGGCGCTGGATCGACCTGATGACGGAAGCCTCGATCCTGCCGGTCAACAAGCGGCCGCGCATCGCGATCCGCATCCACACCTCGAACTGATGCCGGGCGGACATCATCATGAACGTGTTCACCGCCGCCATGGACCGGATCTATGCCAACCCTTCCATGGCGGCGGCCGCTGTCTGGATTTCCGCCACAACGTCCGAGGAACGCCCGATCCGGGTCATACGCCGCGCCCCGGATCGGATAACGGAATTCGGGGCCGCGCGGTTTGTCAGCGACACCACGATGGTCGACGTCCGCGTGTCCGACCTGCCCGATCCCCACCCCGGCGATCTGATCGTGATCGGCACCGACAGCTTCACCATCCAGGGCGAACCCACCCGCGACCGCGAGCGCCTGATCTGGTCGCTGGACTTGCGACCATCATGAGATTGAAAATCGCCTTCGACCCCGACCTCGTCGCCCTGATACAGGCCGAAATCGCCGCCGGGGAAAAGGCGGTGTCGGCGGCGATGCGCGAAGCTGGCACTTCCCTGAAATCCGCTTGGCGCGGTCAGATCACGGGCGCTGGCCTCGGCACTAGGCTGGGCAACTCCATCCGCCTCGCCAGCTTCCCCAAATTCAGCGACAGCCTGAACGCCGCCGCGCTGGTCTGGTCCAATGCACCGGTCATCATCGGCACGCATGACACCGGCCCGCTGATCCGGTCAAAGGACGGGTTCTGGCTGGCGATCCCCACCCCGGCCGCTGGCAAAAGCACGAAAGGCGGCCGGATCACCCCCGGAGAATGGGAGCGCCGCACCGGATTGCGGCTGCGGTTCATCTATCGTCGCCGTGGGCCGAGCCTGCTGGTCGCCGAGGGGCGGTTGAATTCCAAAGGTCGGGCCGTGGCGTCCAGGTCAAAAACCGGCCGAGGGGTCGCGACCGTGCCAATTTTCCTGCTGGTGCCGCAGGTCAAGTTGCGAAAGCGTCTGGATCTGGCGCGGGATGCCGAGCGCGCGGTGGATGGCGTGCCGGGAATGATCGTGGCGAGGTGGGTGACAAATTCGGACAGGGTCTGATGCCCGGTTTGCGATGTTCGCTTGATGGTTGAATTGTGCATCGCTAGCCTGATTCTAAACCGACAATGGAAGAATTCTCAAAATGATGCGCAATTTCCTCCTTACCCTGACGACGGCACTTATCGCATTTCCTGCCTGTGCTGATCCATCGGAGCAAGAGGTCGACACAGCGCGTTCAGAATGCCGCGATGCGTTTCTTGCGCGGGATGCCGAAGCCTATATGGACGCTGCGGCATCAATGATCGCATGGGGCTCCTTGCAGAACGCGGATTGGTCGAGGGAGGTCGAGTTGTGCCTTGCTTTTGCCGAAGCAATTGAAGGCGCGAGTCTGGACACCGCTCGTGAAAGGGCGGCTGGCCTATCCGATGCAGCCGGCCCGACGCCGGCCCCGTCTGAGGAGGCAGCGGCACCACAAGCAGATGCGCCTGCAGCCGATACGCGGCTCGCAGATTTTCTTTCCCGGATCCAAGCAGATGGGGCAGACGTGGAAGCGATTGCGCGCGAGATCGCCGCGGACACGACCTTTGCGCCACCTCCAAGTCCTGAACGGGATGCGCTTGAAGAAGCACTCAATGCATACGTTCGACCCATTCCCGCCGCACAAGCCGAACGCAACTTTGTCGCTTATCAAGCCCTGGCCCGGGTAAACGGCGAAAACCAGACCTACGTCGACAAGGCCGCAAGTTACGAACAAGCTATCGAAGCGGAACGTGAGCAACTGCAAAGAACGGCCCGTGCGCTCGAGGGGCGACTGGTGCGAACGACGGCCGAGTTCGACGGTTCCTCTTGGGGGCGGCACCCATCGTCCCCGCGCTTTCAGGATATCCGAAACTACGTGACCCTCTATCTGATCGAATCTGGCTCGGGTCAGAAGACCATGGAGCTGTTCTTCAACTACACATCACGGAGTGGCTGGCTGTTCGTCGAAAGCGCCTCGATCAACATTGACGGAGAAACGACCCGAGTACCGGTTGGTCAATGGTTTCGCGACAATGACACCGAGATTTGGGAGTTCGCCAGCATGCGAGGCGACGCCGCCGTGGCGCTTGGCCGCAAAATCGCCGACGCGGATCGCGCCGTCATTCGCTTCAATGGGCAGCAGTTCTATGATGATTACGTCGTGTCAGACGGGGACAAGCGTGTCATCCGAGAAATGCTGGCAATGTGGGAAGTGATCTCCGCAGAATAAAATGTGATCGCTCTGCGGCGAACCATCCTAAGGCGATCCTCAAACCAAAAACTTGGCCCGTCAGGGCAATTCAACTGAGAACTGATGGGCACACATCAAAGTGGCGTGCGCCCGACCATTTTGGCATCAATTGTATTGTGAGCCATGCCCACCACCCGCGAAACCATCCTCGCCGCGCTGCATGCGCGGCTGCAGCCGCTTGCCACCCTCACTCTGCGCGATGAAGTCTTGCCAGAGCGGATCCCGGCAGCCGGGCTGATCATCCTGCGCGACGGCCAACCCGGAGAGCCAGAGGTCACGCTGTCTCCCCTGCGCTATCACTTCCAGCACCGGGCCGAATTGGAGGTTGTCGTCCAAGCTGGCACCGGCCGGACGACGGCATTTGACACCCTGATCGCCGCCATCGGCACCGCACTGGAGGCCGACCGCACGCTGGGCGGCCTCTGCGAATGGGTCGAACCAGAAGCCCCAGCCTCCGTCGATCTGCCCATCGAGGGCGCAGCGGCGCTGAAGGCGGCGATCGTCACCGTCGTGCTGCACTACACCACCACCGGCCCCCTGGCCTGACACCCCCAACATCGAGGAGACCCCCATGGCACGTGCGCAAGGCGCGCGGGCGCAGATGGCGCTTGCGTATGAGACGGTTTACGGCACCCCGCCGGTGAGTGGGTTCCGCTTGATGCCCTTTGCCCGGACGACACTGGGATCGGAGCAGCCGCTGCTGGAATCCGAACTGCTCGGCTATGGCCGTGATCCGCTGGCCCCGATCAAGGATGCGGTCACAGCCGACGGCGAGGTGGTGATCCCCATCGATGTGGAAGCCTTCGGGTTCTGGCTGAAGGCGGCGTTTGGTCAGCCGACTACCACCGGCACGACGCCTAAGACGCACACCTTCCAGTCGGGCAACTGGACCCTGCCCAGCATGGCGATTGAAACCGCCATGCCTGAAGTGCCGCGTTTCGCGATGTATTCCGGCTGCGTGCTGGATCAGCTGACCTGGCAGATGCAGCGGTCGGGTCTGCTGACGGCCACGGCCCGGCTTGTCGCCCAAGGCGAAACCATTGCTGCCGCGACAGCCGCAGGCACGCCCACCGCACTCGCGTTGCAGCGTTTCGGCCACTTCAACGGCACGGTGAAACGCAACGGCTCGGCACTGGGCAATGTCGTCTCGGCCGAGATCACCTATTCCAACAACCTCGACCGGATTGAAACCATCCGCGGCGATGGCCGCATCGATGGTGCTGACCCGGCCATGGCCGCCCTGTCAGGCCGGATCGAGGTGCGGTTTGCCGACACTGCACTGATCACTCAAGCCATCGACGGCACGCCCTGCGAGCTGGAGTTCAACTACAGCCTCGGGGCCAACGCCAGCTTCACCTTCACCGCCCACGCCGTCTATCTGCC